GTCCAAGTTATGAAAGTATAATTAATTATCCATCAATGATAGATTCTATTGTTCAAATTTGTATAGATCCATATTTTAAACCACTTGTTAAAAGTGAAAATGGTAACTTGGTTTCTTCAAAACCGAATGGTAACTTAGTTTCTTCAAAACCGAATGGTAAAGGATGGCATAAAATAAGTAGTTCTAAGAGAAATGCAAAATATACATTTTATATTTCACCAACATGGAAGTTTGCAAAGGATGTAAAAAAATTCTTTAACAAACGAGAAAAATGGGAAAATATTATATACCCTAATTATTTATTACCAAAGTACAAAATAGATTTTGTTGGAAAAAGAAAACTTATAAATGATGATGTAGACGTTGTTTTTTCAAAAGGTCTTTTAATAAGTAAAATACTTACATTGGACCATTATCTTGGTAATAAAAAAAACATGTATGATATCCTAAGTAATGACCGACGATCATTTAATTTTTTACCAAAAAAATTGACTTTTACTTTAAATGATAAATACTGGCAAAAAAAAATAAAAAGTTTAAAATCAATAACATGGATATTAAAAACCTTCAATTGGATTACGTGGACAAGATATTTTTATTTCCAATAAAGCATCAGAAATTATTGATTTTATAAAAGAACATTCAAATTACATTGATTGGGTACTTTCAGAATATATTGATAAACCATATTTATTAAAACTAAATGGGGTATCAAAATCAGGTGTAAACTATTCAGATATAATAGGAAGAAAAGTACACATCCGAATTTATGTACTTGTTTCAAAGATACATAATAAATTACATATATATTTATATGACAAACCACTTTTATTTGCTGCTGTAAAAGAATATAATGATGATATCACTGATAGTTTTTCACATTTAACAAATTTATATTTAGGAAGTTTATATTATAATGATAAAGGTTTAGATGGATCTTTAGCATACCGTGATTTATCATTTCCATTGGTAGAACTTTTGGGTGAATTATATGGTCCAACCTTTTATACAAAAAAAGTATTACCACAGATAAAATATATTTTAAAAATTATTTTAATAAATTCAAAGGAATACCTTTTATGCAACACTGAATCCATAAAAGGAAAACGAGATTGTTTTCAAAACATTGCAATTGATTTAATGCCTGACAAAAATTGGAAACTGTATCTTTTAGAAATTAATGGAAAACCAGGTATGAATGCACCAACGTATCATTGGGGTGGAAATATTAAAGATTATACTTTTAATTTGATGAAAAAACTTCTTAATAAGAAGGAAAAGTTAAAAACAAAAAATAAAAAAAATGGTACATTTATAGCAATTAAATGATACATGAATTTACAAGACAGTTACCACAATTAACTTCAAAAATTAAACCAAATGGAACCATTGGTTCACAAAACAATATCCATCCTTTTTTAAAAAATAAAAGAAAATGGAGCATCAATAAAATTTTATTAGTTGGTTTTTTAATATTTAGTATTTTTTTTCTATATAATTGTAGATACGGGATGTTTAAAGCAAAAGAACCAACTATAGTACCTTATACAATTTTTCAAACAACGCAAAATAAATAAAGACTTTATTCGTAAGAATTTGTATATAATTTTATAAGGGTATAACATATCATGTCTGAAGAAGGAGGTACTAAAATCCAAAGAAGAAATGTTCAACAAATACCTCAAGAACAGCAAATGCAACAAACTGGTGGTATGTCACCTCAGCAACAACAGATGATGATGCAGCAACAACAAATGATGATGCAACAACAAATGGGACAACAACAAGGTCCTCCTCCAAATTATCAACAACAACAACAGTATCTTCAACAACCACAACAGCAAATGCAACAGCAAATGCAACAGCAAATACCAAAAGGAATACTTAAAAAACCACCAAAAAGATTTGGAGTACAAATGCAAAATAAAAATGTTAAAAATAGTTTAATCGTGGTTGTTATATTTATTTTATTAAATTCAAAAATGATATGGAGAGCACTTTCTAAAGTACCCATGATGGGAACAGTTGAACCAAGTATACTTGCATTACTGGTAAATTCATTATTAGCAGGTATTGTTTTTTATATTATGTCAACTAGATTAAATAAATTATAAATAAAATTAATTAAAATTAATTAAAATTAATTAGAAAAGTTATTTAAAGGAACAAAATAATTTCTTTGTATAAATTAAGTATAATGGAAACATTAACTTCAAAGGAGGAACTATTAAAAGTAAAATTAATAGAATTTTACAAAGATCAAGAAAATTTAAAAATCTTACTTCCTATAATTTTACAACAAACTAAAATATCCCTAAGGTCTTTAGATTGGTTTGTAACAAATTATTGTAAAAAATATAACATCAATTATTTTCTTACAAAAAATAATGAAGTAAAAACATATTTTCCTTTTAAAAGTTATAAATCACAATTAAAAGCATATTCTAAAAAATTTTGTGATCCTTTTTGTAGACGTGAACGTGTTGTTTTTGACTACCGTAACAATGTTATTTTAAATTTTAACCCTAGTATAAAATTAGGACATAAAGAATATATCATTACAACCATAGGACAATTAAATTTTTTCAAATTTGCTATACAGGATTCTATTATAGATTATGCACTTGAGCATATTACGGATATAGAAAATGACATGAATAGCACACTTAAAAACCGTGAAACTGAAAAAGTAAAGAAAGGAAGTCATGAAGGTCCTGAATTTGTAAAAATAAGTAATGTTAAACGTAAAGAACTTAGTGTACCAGGTAACAAGAGTGTCCATATAACACGTATAAGTGCTACCATAAAGTTTGTTTAATTTTCAAAAAATAAACTGATAATAAACTGATATTAAAAAATAAATTGTTATAATATTAAGAAGAAGTTTATAACAATTTAATTTTTAATGGTAAAGATTGATACACTTAATCCTTTAAAAAAATGGGTGTTAACTAATAAATATTTTATAAAAGTATCTGAAAAAGAAAAGAAGGCAGAAGCAACTCATTATTTATTGGATGGTGGTATTTGGAAAATACCTTTAACTGAATATCAAACATTTTTGCAATTATTGGCAACTGATCTTCATGCAGGTGAAAAACATTATATATCTGAAAATAAAACAAATGTTTTTAAGTTTATATGTGATCTAGATTTTTTTGAAGAATCAATTATTACAATAAAACAAGTAGAGCATATTGTAAAAATTATTCAAGATATAGTAAATGAGTATTTTGGTGAACAACGTATTATTATTTGTGGAGCAGACTCCAAAACAGTAATTAAAGATAATGTTAATTATATAAAATCAGGGTTTCATTTAGTATTTCCTAAATTATGGGTAACAACTGAAACTGCTAAAAAAATTAGAATAATTTGTATTAAAAAATTAATAGAATTATTTTCTGAAAGAGAATCTTTTAATAAATGGGAAGATGTTGTTGATTTATCTGTTTATGAAGATAATGGATTACGTATGGTAGGTTGTCGTAAAATAGGAATATGCAAAAGTTGTAAAAATAAAAAAGGTATGAAAGAAAATTGTGAAGAATGTGAAGGTGTTGGAAAGAAAGATGAAAACAGGGTTTATAAACCTGTATCAGTTTTACCAAATAATGATATTTATTTTAATAGTATAAAAAATGATTATTACGTAATGTTATTAGAAACAAGTATTTATAATTATGCACATTTTGAAGAAACTCCATTTATAAAAGAACTTAATGTTACTCTAAATGAAGTTTCAAAAAAATCAAAAAAATCTAAGTCAAGAATGGTTAATGCAAATGAATTAGAAAATAAAATTCAAAATTTTATTCATAAAAATTATAAAGAACATTACAATACTTGTTCTGTAAAAAAAGTATCATTTAATAAAGAAAATAATACATACAATATTGAAATAGATGATAATTTTTGTATGAATGTTAATAGACAACACAGTTCATCTAATATATATTTTCAAATTACACCTTTAGGTGTATGCCAACGATGCTTTTGTAAAAAAGAATCAGTTGATGGAAGACTTCATGGATTATGTAAAGAATATGCATCAAAAAAAATACTTTTAAATAATGACTTAAAAAAATTACTTTTTGGAAATCAAATTGTTTCAAAAAAGAACAAAGATATAGTAACTTATAACATTACTCAAAGTAATAATAATAAAGAAAGTTATCTTAATAACTGTAAAAATATATTATGGCAATTAAAACACGAACTTCTGTAAAGAAAATCAGAACTTTTGTAAAGAAACTTTTTTAATATTTTCTTCTTCTACGTTTTCCAAATTGTTCTTGTTTTTGTTCTTCTTTTTGTTCTTCTTTTTGTTCTTTTGTTTCTACTTCTTCTTTTATATGTTCTAATTTTTTATCAACTGTTTCTGATACTAATTCTTTATTTTCTTCTTTTATTTTTTCTACTTTAGTATCAGAAGCATGTTCCTTTGCTTTTTTTTCTTCTTCCTTTGCTCTTTTTTCTGCTGCTTCTTTTTCTTTTCTTTCCCGCTTTTCTTCTTCCTTTGCAGCTAATTCTTTCTTTTTAACTTCTAATTCTGCCATTTTTTGTTCATGTTGGCGTTTATCTTTTTCTGCTTTTTCTTTCTTTTCTGCTGCTTTTCTTTCTTTCTTTTCTGCTTCTCTTACTGCTTTTTCTGCTGCTTCCTTTTCTTTTTTTGCTGCTTCCTTTTCTTTTTTTGCTTGTTCTTGTTCTTTTTCTGCTGCTTTTTTATTTTTATTTTGAATACCTTCTACATATTTTAAATAATCTTGATGTCTGATAAGATCTATTTTATCATTTGAATTAGCATTAACTACATGCCTTGCTGCAAGAAAACCTAATGGACCTGTTGCTATTGCTGCAATTTTTAAACCTTTTCCTAATTTACCACCAACTTTTGAATGTTTGTATTTTTTTTGCTCTATTTCTGGTAATGACTCAACCCATTTTTCTTCATCTTCAATTGGTTTAATTTCTTCATATCCATATCCAAAATGGTTTTTTCTTTTTCTTGGAAAAAGTTTTTTAAGATCTGCATTTAATTGTTTTAATGAAATTTTTTTACGCATTCTATAATAAAGTATTTTATTTTTATTTACCACTTTTTATTTTCTTTTTCTTGATGCCATTTTAAGCATTTTCATTGCCTTTTTTAAACATTGTTTACGAAGTGTTTCTGGTTTCTTTTTTCCAATTTTTACTTTATAAATTTTACAAAGTTTATGGAGTTTACGAATGTATGCTCCTTTTTTAAGTTTTCTTGAGGATTTTCTTTTCCTTTTTCCAAACATACTTTTTCCAACTTTGTTACATCCACATTCACCAAACCGTGAACGTCTTTTCTTTCCAAACATATTACTCCTTGAAGCAACTGTACCAAAAGATGCTGGGTTCCATGCATTTGAAGAACCAAACCGTGTGCGACGGGTCCGACGGGTCCGACGTACCCGGTGGTGTGTTCTACGTACTTTACGTTTAACACCTTTTGATTTTATTTTACGACGAAGTTGTTTCATTAGTACTCTTTTTGATTTATATACCCTTTTTGTACCTTTTTTAATAGTTACTTTAACACGGTACTTTTTACAAAGTTTTATAATACGTTTTGTTGGTTTTTTTACTAAACGAACCATTTACAATTTATAATTTATAATTTATAATTTTATTTTAATTTGATTTAAAAATACAATTTTTAATTAAAATAAAATGAGCAGTTTTAATTCAAACAATTATGAATACAATCCCGATACATATGAAATTAAAGAAGCATTTAAAAGGTTACATAAATTAGGTGTTGATGTTTCAGATTTACACCAAGATTATAATAAAATTCCTTTAGAAAACATTGATCTTACCAAAATTGAAAAGGAACTTCCTAAAAAATCAAAAGTAATCAGTAAACATAATATTATAATTGATTCTAGACAACGTGATTATAATATATATGAAAATCCAAATAGTTATCTTGTGAATTTATCAGAACCACATAGAAACGTTGAACGTATTGAACTTGTTGCTGCTATGATGCCTAAAACAGAATATAATATAAATTCAGATAATAATTTATTAGTTGTGACCATTGGTGGTTTAACAATGCAATTATATTTAACAACTGGTCAGTATCTTATTGGTTCAAATGTATCTGGAAATATTAATTATAAAACAGATGGTTCACCGGTTATAACAGGTCTTTTAGCAGAAGTTCAACGAGTATTAAATTCACATACAAATTCTGGAAATTCTTTTAATGTTTTTTTAGTAACAACACCACAAAACATGGGTGGGACAGGTACAAATGCAGCAGTTTTAAATAGAATTGCTATAACAAATTCAACAGTTTCTTTTACAGTAGACTTTACAAATAGTATTTATTCATCAGGAAGTCCATTTCGCGTTTTAGGATTTAATAAACAAATATATACATCTTCAACAAATTACGTTATTTATGGAACAGACGATCTTGGAACATGTACAGAAACAGAATTAGTTAATGAAACAACACATACAATTACAATTCAAAGTTTAGTAAGTATATTTGATTATAATCTTAAAGATGATCCTCAATACTTAATTATGGAACTTGAATTTGGAAACAAAGTTGCAGAACGTATTGAAAGTAGTGATATTGCAACAAATCAAAAATTTGCAGTTATTATTTATGATGCAAATGACCCAGATAATATTCAAAATTACAATGGATCATTAACAAATATACAAGTTGGTGCTGGTATACGTCCACCAGGGAGATTAAAGGCATTAAAGGGTAGTGATTTTGATAAAAAAATAGTTACGTTTAATCCTCCAATAACATTAGAAAATTTTAAGATTTCATTTTATAAATATGATGATACTCTTTATAATTTCTATAATAGAGAACATCTATTAACATTTGAAATAGATGTTGCAGATTACGATCCAACTTATAGGTACTAAAACTTTAATTTTATCAAAAATAAAATAATTTTATTAATTATACAATGCGTAATATTGGATTGAAGCAATTAACTGCAGATCTTAATAAAATTGCTCCTAAAAAAAGAAGAACACGTTTTGGATTAAAAAAAACTATAATACGATCACATTTAAGATCTATGCCACAAAAACATCATGTAAAGAGAATTGTAAAAAAAAGTATGAAAGAACCAGAAAAGAAAAAATTTAATTGGAAAAAAGTAGCAATGTATACATTGGGTGGATTAGGGACAGCAGGTGTTATATACGGTGCTTCTAAATATTCACAAAAAGGTAATGATTTAAGAAATAAAGCACAAGGTGTTATTAGTACTAATATAAATCATACATCAGAAAATAAAATACATAAAGATCGTAAACAACAACGTGAACAAGCAAATGCACCATATAAAGATGAACGTGAAGCAATTGAAAAATTACAAAAATTTAATGGTAAACAAAATTTAACAGTAAAAGAAAAAGAAGAAAAAGAAAGATTGGTTAAACTAGTACATAAACTAAAAGCAGCTAGAATAAAAGAAGAAAATATATATGAAGAACAACCACAATTATTTGATTTTGGAGTAAAAAAAAAAAATTATAGAAAAACTATAGTAAGAACTCATTTAAGGAATATATCACCAAACCATGTAAAAAAAATTGTAAAAACACCTGAAAAAAAAAAATTTAATTGGAAAAAAGCAGCAATGTATACATTGGGTGGAATAGGAACAGCAGGTAGTATATTTGCTCTTTCTAGGTATAATAAAAATAAAAATTCACCACCAACAACAACAAAAGATAAAAATTCTTTTAAACTTCCCTTTACACCAATGCCACAAACTGAAAAACAGTATATTTTAGAAATGAATGAATTAGAATATAAAGAAAACGAAATACAAAAGGAATTATCAGAGGAAACTGATGAAAATAAAAGAAAAGAATTACAAAGGTTATTAAAAACAATTAAAAATACAATATCAGAAAAAAAAATGGAACGTAATAAAAAAACACAATTTGGAAACAAAAGAATTAATATTTACAGACAAATAGATTCTTTACCACCACAAAAAAAAGCAGGATTTAAAAGGTTTTTGTTACGTTCTTTAAAAAGCATGGGATATGAAATTTATGGAGGTATAAAATTTACACTTAAAGAAGTGGTTAGTACTGCAATACGTTATGTTGGACCATTTGTTCTTGCAGGACTTCTTGTAAAATACCGTAAACAAGTTGGTGCATACGTAAAACCACATCCTTTTGTTTAAAATTTTAAATTTTTTAACAAAAAAGAAAAATACATAAGAAAATAAAATGAATTTGAATTAAAAAAGAACAAGATGAACGTTTCATTTTGTAATTCAAATGCATTTAAAATTGATTCAGATGATCTTAAAGAAAAAGTATATACTGAATGTGAAAAATTATTTAAGATACCATTAAAGAGAGAAAAACAAAATTTAAATTTTTATTTTCCAGGTCCACAACCGGTAACAATTGAAATGAAAGATCTTCCAAAATTAAATGAAGAATATATGGTATGTGAAAAAACAGATGGTGAACGTAGTATATTACTTTTAATTAATATTGATAATAAACCAATGTGTTTTATTATCAATAGAAATAATGATCTTTATTTTACAGATCTTTCTTTTAAAAAGGAAGTATTTGAGGGAAGTATTTTTGATGGTGAATTAATAAAAACAAAAAATAATTCTTGGAATTTTCTTATCCATGACTGTATGTGTTATAATGGAACTAGTTTTTTAAATTTTAATCATCGTTTAAGATATGCTTGTGTTATTGATTTTATATTAAAACGGTACAATCCAAAAGATACAGATTGTTTTAACGTAAAAACTAAATTATTTTATAATTATGGAAAATCATTGGATGTTACGTGGGAACATATTCAAAAAACAACTGAAAATAAAATAGATGGACTTATTTTTACACCTATATACGGTGCTATAATATTTGGAAGAGACAATTCGTTATTTAAATGGAAAGAAAAACATACTATGGATTTCTTTGTAAAGAAAGAAACAGAAACTAAAACAATTAAAAAAATAAATTTATATTATCAAAAGAAATCACAACTAGAATTATATAAAACATTAACTAAAGAAAATGAAAAATTATTAAAAAAATTCGTATCAAAAGACCAATTAAAAACTGGTCTTATCATAGAATTTGAATACACTAATGAATTATTTGTTCCATACAGAATACGTACTGATAAAAATAAACCAAATGGTGAAATTACTATTAAAAATACAATGATTAATATTGAAGAAGGAATTACTATTCAAACATTATGTCAAAAACAAGAACCTCAATTAAATATGGATTCTTTAAAATTAAATTAACATTTTTTGATTCTTTTTAAATCCTTTAACAAATTTTTATAAATTCCTTTTGTGCTTCGTTTACTTTTTGAACGACGTTTTTTTCTTCTTTTACCAAATGCTGTTTCACCATTTTCTTGTGTTTCTTCAGGTACAATTTCACCAATTTCACCATTTTCTTGTATTTCTTCGTGTTTCTTTTTAATTTTTGAATGCATTTCTTCAAATTTTTTATATGATTCTTCTAGGTCTTGAATTTTTTTACCATTTTCTTCTTTATTTTCATCTTCTAAATTTTTTATTTGTTCTTTTATATTATTTTGATTAAGTAAAATAAGTTTAATATTTAATTTATCTATTTCATCTTGGTCTTCTGTATTTGCAAGTTTTTCATTAATTTCTTTTACTTGTTCAGAAAAACTTGCAAGTTCTTGTATTTCTTCTTTTTGTTCTGCTTGTTCTTCTTTTAATCTAATTATTTTTTTCTGAATTTTTTCTTTTTTATCAGGTGGTGTTTCTGGATTATCTAATTGTGCCTGTAATTCATCAATATCATCAGTGTTTTCCATAAATTCTTTTACTTTACCTTTAATTACTGGTAGACCAGTGTCAATAATCATATTTTGTAAAATATTTGTCATTGGGTCATTACTTAATATTTGTCCTCGTTGTTCAGGTGGAAGCATACCTGCTATAAGGAGTCCTTGTAAATTTTTTGTACTTGTAATTTTTTCACCTTCTTCTTCTTTTTTCTGTTTTTTCAATGCTGCTTCTTGGTTTCTTGCTGCTTGGTCTTCTTCAATTCTATTTCTTCTTAAAGAAAATTTTTTTTGTTCCAATGCAAGTACTTCCGATGTGTTATTATCTTTAGATTTTGCTGCTGTTATTTGATCTAACAGTTCTTTATCTTCTAATTTACGTTGTTCATTAATAATATCTTGTTCTGACATTGCTTCTTCAAGATGTTTTTCTGCTGTTTTAGGTGTATTCGTTTTTTTAATAAATTTTGGTAACATTGTTCCATCTTTTCCAAGTTTTGCATTGTATCCTTTAAATTTTTCTCTACCTCCAACTGTTTTAGTTGCATAATAATGTCCACCTGCGATTGTTGCTAATGCAGCAGCAACACCTCCAGCAATTAATAATTTCTTTTTATGACGTTTAAAAAATGATTTTTTAGGGGGTTCTTCTTCAACAAATTTTCGTTTTTCTCCAAATTTTCTTCGCCGTGAACGTTTACGAATTTGTTTTATCAATAATTTTTCTGATTTATATACTCTCTTTGAACCCTTTTTTACAGTTAAACGAATACCTAAACGTTTACAAAGTTTTTTAATTTTTATTGAAACCATAATTAGTTTTATTTTAAACAATTATTTTATTTTATTAACATTTTTTATTAACATTTTTTAATTAACATTTTTTTATTAACATTTTTTTATTTTTTTAAGATCTTTATAAAGTATTTTTAAAGGTGGTATTCTTACTTTTCTTTTACCAAACGCAACTTCTTCTATTAATGGACCACCTACCATTTCAGTCTTTTTCTTAGATGCTGCACTAAGTTCTTTCAAATTTTTTGGTGGTTGATCTATAGGATGACTTGTAACTTCAGGTGCAATAGAATCAGTTGAATCAGGTGAAGAAATTTTAGGTGTTTGAGGTCCAACTGAAGGTACAACTGAAGGTACAACTGAAGGTACAACTGAAGGTACAACTGAAGGTACAACTGAAGGTCCAGAATTATCATTTTTTTTCTTAGAACGTGTTTCTATTGGTGAAGTAGGTGAACCAATAATAGCGCTAACATCAACTTCTTTTTTCAAATTTTTATTTTTATTTTCTGGATTAGGTTCTTTCTTTTTACTAACATTAACATTACCACCTACCAAGTAAGATAAAGGACCTGATACATTTGATTGTGCCCCTTGTACAGCAGCACCTGCAATACCACTTGCCGTTTCTTTTAATACAGATTCATTTTGTTTAATATTTTCTATAACTTTTCCAGTAGCACTATCAACAGCAGCATTTGCAATATTACTTACAGTTTCTTTTAATCCATTTTCATTTTGTCTAATATTGTTCATAACTTGTTGTGTAGCAGTATCAACTGTATTACGTACATTTTCTTGTATAACAGGGTTTACTTGTGTAATTGTTGTTGTTATTTCATTTCGTAATTGATCAGATATACCAGGTAACCTTGTTTGTATATTTTGTGTTGCTTCATCCGTGGCAGATTGTACAGCAGATCTTATTTCTTTATGGATACTTCCTTTACTTAATTTATAAGTAACACCGATAGTTACAGCAGCACCAGCAGCAATTGCTGCTCCTTTAGCAAATGAAACACCAAGTTTTTTTAAAAAACGTTTCCGTTGAGCAGGTGATAAATTTTCTGCTTCTCTTAATTTTTGTTTTGATGGTAATGCTCTTTTAATATCATTTTTAATTAGTTTATTTATTTTATTTAAAGCAACTTGTTTATCGTTATCAACGTTTTTAATTGATTTAACACTTCTCTTAATTATTTGCTTCTTCTTTGGCATTTATTTAAATTAATAATTTTTATTAATTTAAACAAATTTTTTATTTTTTCAAAGTATTTTATTTTAATTTAAACGTGAAATATTTACATACGGCGAACACGGCGTCTGCGAACTACACGACGAACCTTACGAGGGCGTCCTACACGGCGTCTGGTACGGCGAACTTTTGTGCTACGACGAACCTTACGAGGGCGTCCTACACGGCGAACTTTACGACGAACGGTACTACGTTTGCGGTACCGACGGCGACCGAATGCAGCAGATGGTGCTGCCATTGGTGATGCAAACATCATAGATGGTCCACTAGAACCTCCCATGCATGGTGATGGGAAGAGACCAGTGCTATTAGCACCTAACACACCTCCACCGTTAGAGCAGAATTCATATCCCATGGATGATGCTAAACTGGGATTACCTCCTGAACCGAATCGGTAACGACGACGACGTTTACCAAATTCACTCATACTCACAGATGGCATACGTTCCATAGGTGCTCTCCTTAGTCTCATTGCTGCTGTTTTTCCTGATCTAAAATCACTTGTAACAGCACCTCTTGCTGAATTCATGAATCCACGTGATTTACGACCTCGCATTCCGGCAACACCCACACGTCCTGCATAAAGAGCAGCAGCACTCATAGCAGCAGTTTTACCGGGGTTAGCACGCATATATCCTCCAACACCGCGAAGACGTGCTAAAGCACGTGAACGTAATGTTGGTTTACGAACTGGCATGCGAGCACGTCCACGGGTTGATGGACGTCCACGACGACGCTTAGCTCCAAATGAAGATTTACGTTTTCCAAAATGCATCTTCTTATGTTTCTTAATAAGTGCCCGGATTTTGCGAGCACATTGCTTCTTAAGGACACCTGATTTCTTGTGTCTACGAGTCCTTCCAATAGTTGTTTTTACACGGTATTTCTTGCAAAGACTTAACAGAGTCCTTGATGGTTTATTTGCACTTACTTTACGAGTTGTTCGGCGAACTTTACGGGTTCGTCGGGTTCTACGAACTGTACGCCTTTTACGACCAAATCCAAAAAAATTAAAAGACATTTTTTTTGTTTGTATATTCTTTAACGAAGAAATTAATTTTTTAATTAATTAAAAATTAATTAATTAAAATTTTAAAAAAGTATTTTTCTTTACCTTTTTTATTTTTTTTTACCTTTTACAATTTTTACGATAAAGGTTCCTAATTATTTTCATTGCCATTGCTTTTGACATTTTACCTTTACGATTACCAAAATTATATACTTGTTGTGAAGAAAACCCACCATTTGTTGCATATGGTACAACACTATAATGTCCAAAACGAGAACGTCCAAAACGAGAACGTCTTCCAAATGCTGCAGGTTCTACTGTAGCATCTAATTGTGCTACCATTTTTGCTTCTGCTTCAGATTCTTTAGTTGCTGCAACAGGAATATCTTTTACTTCACCTGTTTCTGCTGCAGTTTGTACTGCATCAACTGTTTGTTGTTCACCGTGTTGTATAAGAGGTCCTACAAGATTTTTGGATGTTTGTACTATTTGCTGTGTATCTTGTACCTTTTGAAGTGCTTCTGCTGGATTTGGTGCTGCTGCTACTACTTTTTTAGCATTTTCTGCTACTTTATCACCCATCTTACCTAATTGACCAGATAATTTACCAACACTACCACTTGCTGATTTTAATGCACCAGAAATTAAAAGTTGTGCTGGTCCACCTAATGCACCCCCGCTTGCTGCCATAACTGCTGCCCCACCAACAATTGCTAATGCTGCTAAACTTGACTTCACTGGATTTCTTCTAACAGCACCACCTACTCTTTTAAAAATATTCTTTTTCTTAGGTCTTTCATTTAATGTTGCTGCATTTCCTTCAATTGATAAATCTTCTTCTCCAAAACGACTTTTTCTTAAACGTTTTGTTCCTTTCATCTTTTTTTTCAATTGTTTTAAAAGAACACATAAACTTTTATTAACACGTTTTTTACCTCTTTTTACACTTAAACGAATACGATATCGTTTACAAAGAACTTTAATTTTTTTTGGAATTTTTTTTTGTAACTTTTTTTTTGTAACTTTTTTTTTCGGAATTTTTTTAGTAACCATTTATTATTTTAACAATATTTTTAATTTTTCTAAAAAATAATTATTTAACGAATACCTTTCAAATATTTCAGATACTTTAGAAATATCCATACTTTTTATTTCAAAAGATTCAAGGGAGTATTGATATTGCTCATTTTGTGTAAAAAGTTTTCTTGCTGTTGGGTAATCAAACTCTTCTGGTAAATTTATGTTAAAATTATCTATTGTTCCATGTGTTTTAATAAGTTTTAACGCATTCACTGGACCGACCTTAGGAATTGTTGATGTATAATCACATCCACAAAGTATACAAAGATCTATAAAAGAAGGATAACTTAACTCAAGTTCTGATAAAATAATATCAAGACTATAAACCTTTTCACCAAAAATAACTTTATTTGCACCAAATGTTAAAGCATCTGTATCTTCAGTAACAACATAATCAACTAAACCATTTTTTTCTAAATATGCACATGTTTCTTCAGATTCTGATATTGCTTGTAAATATGGAATTCCTAGAGATTCTAAAAATTCCATAACCTGAAGTGAATGAATTTTTTTAACAACAAGTATATTTTTTTCTATATTTCTTATCTGTGTATTTAATTTTTTAATTTCTTTTATCTGCTCTAATTCTACAACATTGTCATTATCAGAATCATTTATAAATTCATCAACTGGTATGTTAGAAACATTTAATTCATTTCGTAAAGCAACAAGTTCATCAACACGTTCTTTCATTTTTGTACGTGTATCATTTCTTTTTTCTAATGTAATACCCTTTGCATCTGGTGGTTTTCCATCAAACACAAATACAGGTATTATACCAGCAGACAATAATTCAATTATTTTATATAAAAACCCCTGTATATGAAAGTTATCTTCTTTATACGTGTAACGAAATTTATAAAGAAGAATACTTGAATCTATTGCTATTTTTTTATTATTTAAATTTGGTTTATCAGAAATAGCACCTGGTGCATGTTTTTGTACAATCTTTTTTAAATTTTTTATTCCCATTTTTAATTTTCTTTTAACTTATATTATAATTGAAGTCTCTTTAAATTAATTAACAATCAATAAATAAACATTTTTTTGCTTTTGGTTGTTGTGAAGGTTCAGGTTCAGATTCTTTTTCTTCAGTTTCAATAAAATAACATTGGTTTACACCTGGTATATCAAGTGTCTGGTTTTTACTAGGAACACTTTTCCTAACACGTTTTTGTGAACGAATCTTATATTCTTTATATTCATTATTTTGTTCAATGCCTTTTTCACGTGCTTCTAAAACGGAATCCCAAAACTTCTTCATTTTAGGAAGTTCATTTTTAAACCATTCACGATCACGTTTTACCTCAACAATATTAATAACAAAGTTATCATCACTATTTCCTGGAATAAATTCAATAAAATGTGCAAGTTCAAGATCACATATTTCTAAATTTAACAAAACTTGTGAAAGGTAATGATGAGGAACCTCTCCCATAACAATTTTACGTTTTAAAGGACATTTTACTTCTAATAAAATACCATCTGTTGTAATTCCATCAGGTGAACCACCTAACCATGGATATTCAGGATGGATCAATAATCCAAATGAAAGTACTTCTTTATCACGAAGTTCAGAGTATTTTTCTATAGCAATATCTTCATAATGAGTACCCCATTTTGTTGCAGAATTTCCAACAAATGGTTTTGGATTTGCTGCACATTTATCAATAAGTAAATTTAAAGGTGTCTTGTAACTGTTTTCACCTAACACAGTTGGAATATCACTTGCAGTTATAGCATTATTACGTTGTTCAAACCATTCAGGACTTCGTTGTTCAAATTGTGGTATCTTAAGCAATTGTTCAACCTTTGAATGCATCTTTTTCTATTTAAAAGAAATTGTTTCTTTAAATTAAAAATTAAATTTTATAAATTCATTTATTTTTAACCTACGTTCTTTATGAGTGTCATTACGTAACACAATAATAACACGTGGTCCTATTTTTATAAGTATACCTTCTTTTTTGGTAGTAAATTTTACAGTATCTCCTTTTTCAATTGTTTTACCTTGGTAACTCAAACTTTCACGATCCATTGTCATACCTTCTGGTAAATTATTTTCTTCAGGTTCTTCAAATTCTTCGGATTCTTCAAATTCGTAATTTTGTGGTGGTTTAGGTTTTTTTCCTATAAATAAAGATTCAACTGAATGTTGTTTGGTTGTTGATTTTCTTTTTCCGAAAGCAAATTTATTTTTAAATTTATTTTTTAGTGTTTTTTTTTTTGCAATGCTTTGCGTTTACGAGCAATTTGTTTTTTTTGTTGTTTCAATGTTTTTTGAACGCGACGTTTACCAACCTTACGGGTTAGTTTAATTTTAAAACGTTTACACAGTTTTTTGATATTTGCTGGAATTTTCTTAAACCTTTTAGACCGTTTAGACGACTTTTTGTTCTTTCTTCTTTTTCTTCTACCGAACGCACTTTGAGGAGTGTATATATTATTTTTGTAAGAAATTGCTGATAACGGACTTTGAAATCCATTAGCAAAACTAGGTGGATAACTAGTTAACCCTAGTTCATATGTTAATGGATGATTACCATCAACCATGGTTTGAAATTGATTTGCAACGGCACCTACAGGATACCCCCACGCAGTTGTTAATCCAGTTGGCATTCTTTATTTAAACGAATATAATTATTTTTAATTAAAATAATTTAAATTTAATTATAATTAAAATGACAATTAAAATTGTTACTACTGAAATACATTTTCTTTTATTACAAAATATATAATTAATTAAAGTACTATCCAAACTATTCCATGATTTACCTTCAATTGGTGTAAGGTAATATTTTTTATCTTGATTACATACTTTATTACATGAATTACATGGAACATGTAAATTATCAATTGTTTGAATAAAATTTGGATATTTTTTTGCAATATTATTTATCATCATTGGACCTGTTGAAAACATTATTCGTAAATGTTTTGATAATTTTTTATATAACAACAAAGGACTTTTCATTTTTTGAATACACATTAACCAAAATTCTGAATGTGGTTGTGAAATTAAAACTGAATTTGTATATACCCCTTTTGTATTTCTTGAAAATGTTAATCCAACTTCTTTTTCTAATACAAGGTCATTAAATGATTTATTACAAATATAATCAAGGTCTAAATAAATACCTCCAAAAAGATAAAGTACACAGTACCTTATAGCATCTGCTCTTTGAATAGGATATTGAAAAGAAATAAATGTTTGATAAAAATCTGGAAAATAATCTTTTACAATACGGTCATTATCTTTATCCGTTAAAAGTACATAATTCCAACCTGGATTCTTATTAATAACAGATTCTTGCCCTTTTTTCCATTTATCTGGTACATCTTTAGTTTTCCATGTTTGAAAAATATTTTTTGGAAAATTCATTTTACTAATTAACAATTATTTTTATTTGCTTATTTTAGGAGTTTTCCAATCTTTTCCATAAAGGTATTCAAGATATTCTTCACCTGGTACATTAAATATTGTATTTAAGAAGGTAATTGGTTTTATATTTAAATAAGGTATTAACTCATCACAACTAGTACTGTAACCAGTATTTTTTGTTTTTGGTGCTACACAATTATTACCTTTTTGAACGATGTCAATGTCTATTTTCTCATTTTTTCTACTCAAAGAAATAAAATTACTTTTATTTTCAACACGACTAAGTATAAATCCATTTTTTCTTAAAAGTGGTAATGCTTTCTTTATAAATATATCATGGTAAGTATAATAAAATGAAACATCAACGTCATCATCCCATGGTAATATTCTATTTTCTCTAATAACACCTAAAGCAGTCCCCTCAGATAACCAATAAAATATCCCATTTTCATTCATAATTTTATTAAATAAAAGTATATTTTCTTCACAAACTTTCGTATTCAATTGACGAATTCCACTTTTATGTGAAAATTTAATAATATAATTTATAAATTGATTCAATAAATTATGAGGAGGATTTGTTGGTATTGGTACAAATAAAAGTAGTAAAATAAATAAAACTAAATTATTCATTTTATTCATTAACAATTATTTTTATTTGCTTATTTTAGGACTTTTCCAATCTTTTCCATAATGGTATTCAAGATATTCTTCACCTGGTACATTAAATGTTGTATTTAAGAAGGTAATTGGAATTATATTTTTCAAATAAGGTATAAGTTTATTGCAATCAGACGTATTTGCATGTGATGTTTTAGTTGCCATACATTTACCATCTTTTTTAACAATGTCTATATCAATTTTTTCATTCTTTCTAAGTAAACAAATAAAATTACCATCGTGTGTAACAACACCAACTACAAAACCATTTAATTTTAAAGAAGGTAATGCTTTATTGATAAATGCATCACGTTCATTGTAAAAAAATGAAACATCAGTATCATCATCCCATGGTAATATTCTATTTTCTATAATAACACCTAATGCAGTCCCCTCAGATAACCAATAAAATATATCATTTTCATTCATAATTTTATTAAATAAAAGTAAATTTTCTTCACAAACTTTTATATTTAAAAGTACATTTCCATTTTGATGTGATCTTTTTATAGAATCATTTAAGTCTGAATGATGTTCGTAATAAGGTGGATCAGATTCTATTAACTTAGAATTTAAATTTGATTTTGAATTTACAATTATTACAATAATAAATAAAATAAATAATACATTCATTTTATTTATTAACAAATATTTTAAAAAAGTAACGTTTAATCTTCTCTAACTTTTGGTGCAAGGCAGTACTGTAATTTACCCAAATTAGCAACATTGTATTCAATTACCAACGGGTAATTCATCTTCAAAAAGATCTCAACCGTACTGCACAAATTTGTACTCTTTGTAAATGAATTAAGATACTTAAGATCAAATGCTTCACTTACATTTTGATTCTTTTTTGAAAAAATTAAACCATTTTGTGCTTCACCTATTATAATCTTTTGAGATGCAAAATCTCCAAAACTCTCTAAAATAAATTTTGATTCCGTATTTGAAATAGTAACCTGGTTACTAATAACAGAAAGATCCCTACAATATTTTTGAAGATCAACTGAAGGCATACTGATTACAGAATCATAAGAAATATCAGGAATTTCTAATTTTTCTTCAGAAATATCCAACATTTTAAGATAGGATTCCATAATAGTATTTTTTTCTTTATTTTCAATTCTGATACCAAGTTCATTAATATTACTTTTTTTAATAAAAAGTGTCAACACATCATTGTTACCAACTGTTTTAAGTAATTTGAAAAAATAAATCATATTTATCCCACACATCTGTTTTGTTTCACAAAAGTATTCTTCAAAATTATCTTTTAAAAGTCTTACATAAACAAGTGCAACACGCACATTGTCCATTGTCATGATTTTAAATCCATTTGAATCAAAATAAATATTGATATCACTCAGTACTTCTTTTAATGATTCTATTAAAATTTTAATACTTTGTGACTGGACAGTTTTAATATAAAGTTGGTAATTTTCCGAGATATTCATTTTTTAAAGTTTTTTTAATTTATTTTTTTAAATTAGTTTTAAGTTTTATTTAAAATTCAATCGGTGAATTATAATTGTATTTTATCTTTTTAGAATTTTTTATTATTTCTAGAGTATTTTCTTTAAGATCATTTTTTATGTTATCATCGTACAAAAACATGTCTTCAGGTGTAATATCATTGTCATTGTTCAAAAAGAGATTTATATACTTTTTACATTCACTTTTGCAGTATGAAGCAGAATCCACTTGCATATGCAAATTCATATATTGAAATTGGGTACTTAAAATTTCATTGGGTTTTTTATAAACATTTATAAAAGATTTGTTATCCATAGTATATTCAATATAAATGTAAGATTCTCCGATTATTTTAAATATATCATAATCAATATCTATAAGATAATCTTCTTGTTGTATTGAAAAAAAGTCTTCAAAAAAGTATTCAAAGAATGGAACTTTATTTAAATAATTAACTATCTCGTTACCTAAATCAATTTTAATAACATTTTTATCAGGTATATAGGTCCATCCTGGTTGAACCTTACTTATATTTGTATATGTAGGAAAAAGTATATCAAATGCATCATGATCAGTTATTTTACATAGAAATGTAACACTGTTTATAGCATATGTATGTGCTTTATTAGTTTGTTCTGACTTATTTTCTTTTTTAGTTTCAATTTTAATTTCAATTTCATTTTCAATTTTAGTTTCAATTTTAGTTTCCTTTAGTTTTATTTTTTTTATTTTATGAAAAAATTCAGAAAGGAGGTACCCTAGTACAAATCCTTGAGAAAATACAATAGCAAATTTATTTGAATTATCCATTTTATACATACACTTTTTTTATTTTTTTAAGTGAATTTAAAGAATACCAACTTTGAATAAATAATAAAAAATGAAAGAAAAAATTGAAAATGAAAATGAAAGTGAAACTATTATTAAAAAAAAACGAGGACGTAAACCTAAAAATACATTAGAAGAACATATAGTTTCTGAAAAGAAAAAACGAGGTCGTAAGAAAAAGTATGAAATTGAAAATTTTAATAAAATTATAAATAGAGATGAATTAAATAATTTTAATCACAATGTTGTTTATTCATCAGATGAAGAAAATCCAGAAGTATTAAATGAAAATAAAACAATATCTTTTGGAAATTTGAACATAACTATAAGTAAAAAAAATAATCCAGAACAAAATGAAGAAAATGTTAATATTTTTAAAGGACTCCTTAAAAATAATACGAACCAACTTATCAATGAAGATGAACTTGAGTCCGATGAAGAAAAAGAAATACCTATTGAAAACATACTTTGTTTAAATGAAGAAAAATTTTATAAAGAAACAAAAAAATATGTAACAGATTTTACAGAAAGTATTAAAGAACAATCTGTAAAACGGTTACGTGTAGTAACGTGTTGTAAAAACGTTGTAAAAGACAATGAATGGCCTAATGAATGTGATATATGTTGTTGGTGGTGTTGTAATACGTTTGAAAATATACCATGTACTTTACCTACAAGATATGATTCTTTAAGAAAACGTTTTACATTTATGGGTGTTTTTTGTTCATGGAACTGTTCAAAAGCATATAACTTTAATATGTCTGATCATAAAAAATATGAAAGAAGTCAATTGATAACGTTTTTAGTTCAACAATTGTATGGAATTGAAAATGCCATAAATATTAAACCTGCTCCACCTCGTGAGGCATTAAAAATGTTTGGTGGGTATCTTGATATCCATGAATTCCGAAATAGATATTCTGTTATAGATTGTTATCATTTAAATTTACAAAAACATAATTTTATATTTCCTGAAATATCTGAAGTGAAAAATATTAAGGTTAAAGGAGGAAATTCTTCTGAAAAGAAAAATTTACGTTTATCAAGAACATAATTCTTTTAACTTTTAAATAATTTTTTTAACCATATGTACATTAAAATGGAAACAAGAAAAAATATAATATAATTTTTTATATTTGAAGAATAAGAAGAAGAAGGAGTATTTTGAGAACCACCAAACCCTTGTTTTAAAAAGTTCCCAAATGCACTTTTGGTACTTTTGTTACCAGTGTATTCAGTATTTTTAAGTGTGCTATTTACCCATTCAGGACGATTTACTATAATATAACTTTTTACAATATCATCAAATTTAGGATGCTGCATTACTTTTAAAATATCTGATTCAAAATTGTTACTATTGGTACTTTTTTCAAAATTTGCAGTTACTTCATCAGAATACCCAACTCGTTTTTGTTTATCAGATGGTTTACTTTCAATGGAACTTTCTTCTTTTTTTGAAATATTGTTAGGACTTTTTGAAAGAGTTGTGTCACTAATAATTTGTCTAAGTTTGTTTATTTCTTCCTGTGTGTTTTTTATTTGATCTGAACCTAGGTAAAATGCATCTGATAATGGTGCAAAATTTAATCTACTCATAAAAAGAATAAATCTTCTTTTATTAAAATGAACATTTATTTTTTTTAAACAATTTTATGAAATATTTAATTCAAATCCATCTGACTTTTTACCTCCTTTACCACCCTTCTTACTTACTTTTTTAACACTTATACTTTTAAATGAATCACTGTTCATACTAGTCAGACTTGAATCACTTGATGCTACTGAAAAACGGTCTTCTTCTTGTATGTCATCATAGTATCCTTGTGGTGGTCCATTTTGTGCTAATACCTGTTGTTGTTGAATAGGTTGTGGTATATTCATTGGTGAAATTGGTTGTTGAAAAGAACCATTGTTAGGATGTGTTGATGATAAAGGTGTTCCATTAAATAAATTTTGATCTATAGATGGTCCTTTCATCTCTTGACGTCCACCAGCACGTGTTTCCATTGGTTTAGGAAATGCTGCTTGACGATGGTCTAAATGATTTCGTAAATCAACTGGTTGATTGATATTTTGTTGTTGATTATTTTGTGTTTGAAACATTTGTGCCATTTGAGGACCAGTTGGTGGTCTTGCTGCTTCTTTCATTCCTTGATTCATTGCTCCCATCATGGATGCCATAAAATTTGGATTGTTTTGTGCAACCATTCCAGCACCACCACCCATTATTCCAGGACCTTTTAAGAGTGTATTTGTAAGATGGAACATAAAGGCACTTCCACCTAACATAAGTAAAAGTTCTATTTCTGGAGAAACTTCTCCCTTTCCTCCATATTTTTCATGGAGTTTTTCAAAAATGTTATCATAGTCATCAACTGATTCCATAACATTCTCTGACCAACCCTCCAATTTAAGATGAAATGGATCAAATCGTTTATTTAAAAATTCAAGACCAGTCACACATGCCATCAAACAACGACGTGAAAATTTAATTGCTGCCTGAGATTCAACAAATTTTTTGATTTTTTGATATTCAAACATCATTTCTTCATAGTTTGATGTCATATTGAACTTTTTAGAAAATTCAAAACCTTTTTTCTCTAAAGCATGGATCTTTATTAAAAGATCTTGCTTCATCTTTTGTTTATCTTCCCATGTTTCTTTAGGTTTTGGTGGTTGGTTATTTTCAGGTTCGTTATTTCCCATTTCAGGTGCTTCACTTTTTTCAGAATCACTTTCATATTCACTTTCATTATTAGAATATTCACTTTGTTGATCTGCACTTACTTTTTTAGGATTAGAAAATGCTGAATAATCATTTGGTGAACTACGTTGAATTGGTTGTGGATAACTTTTTTCTTTTTTTCTTAGTACTTTTTTTGTTTTCTTTACTCTTGGCATATCAAGATCTGAAAGATCGGAATCTTCAGAACTAACACTTGGTGAAGAATCACGAATAACATGGATACCCTTAACTGGTTCAATGTTTTTTAATGATATTTTTTTTTGTTTACCTGAATTTCTTTCAACACGAATAATTTCATCATCATCAATAAAATCACTCATTTGTTGTTTTTATTCTTTTTATTTACTTATATTACATTAAAAAAT